CTTGGTCGGCTTGGGGGTGGTGGGCGGGTCAGCCGGCGGTTCACCGGTGCCGTTGCTCTCGGCCGCGAGACGCTCGGCCTCCTCGGCGGCCAGGCGCTCGGCCTCCTGCTCGACCGCGATGCGCCGCCGCTCGGCCTGCTCATCGCTCAGGACCTCGGACCACGGGTCCTGGGCGATGAGGCTGGCGCCGACCTCGTCGGGCACGTCGACGGGCACGCCGCACTCGACGACGTAACCCAGGTCCGGAACTTCCACGGCCGGGAATGGGCCGTCGTAGACGACGCGCACAGCGCCTCCCTTTGTTGGTGTGATGGGGAAAGGGGTCAGATCCGTGCGCGGCACACGACGTTGAACCCGACCTCGACGTAGGCGCCCTTGGTGGTCTGCAGCTGGGTGCACCGGATGTCGCCGCCGACCCCGGACCACAGCACAGCGCCGCCGAGCCGCGGATCCGCGCCGGGCACGCCTTGGCGCAGCAGCTGCTCGACCGCCGCGAGGGTGGCGAACGCGCGAGCCCGCTCGGCCCTCATGTCGGTGTCGCCGCTGCGCGACACGGCGGTGCAGTAGATCGAGAACGTCTCGTCCTTGGCGTTGCCGCCCAGGCTGGCGAAGTCCTGCGTCCCGCTGATCCCTGCCGTCTCGTCGTCCGGGTCGTCGCCGATGTAGAGCTCCAGTTCGTCGGAGCCTTCACCCACCGGTGGACCGTCGAACACGATCACGCCGTCCAACGTGCCACCCACGACAGCGGCGTTGCGGGATAGCTCGAGCAAGCCGTCCAACGCGGCCGGGATCGCCGACGTACCCATCAGGCGAAACCTCCCACCGTGCCGCCGAGCAGCTCGGCCGCCCGGTTGGGGATGGCGTACCCGGCCCGCGGGTCGAACGGGAAGTCCTCGTCGTCGCGACTGGGCAGGCTGCCGCTACCGCGTTGGGTCTGCCACAGGTGGTCGAGAATGATCCGGGCGGCCGCGGCGACGTTCTCTGGAATCGCAGTGTTGTCGCCAGCCACGTAGGTCACCGTGTACTCGCCCGGATCGAAGCTCAAACCGTTGGCCAGTTTGAGGATCCCGGACGAGTTCCACACCAGGGCCGCCGCTAGGTAGGTGGTGCCGAAGCTCAGCAACGGCACCATGCTGACGACCGACTTGATCGGCTCCCAGATCAGCGGGATGCCCGCACGTCCGCCTCGTACCGTCTCGGTGTGGGTGCGCTGCACCCAGGCGCGGCCGGTGTGGCGCTCGATCACCTGGGTGGTGGCGCCGAGCCAGTCCAGGACCTCGGCGTCGTCGGTGGTGCTGCGCAGGTTCAGCGTCCTTCGGGCGTCCGCCTTGGACAGCAGCCAGCCACGTTCGGCCGGGCGGACGTCGAGGATGTCGGTGTCGCTGGTCGCGTCGGATCCGGCCGCGACCCAGCGCACAAGGTGACGCCCGGTCTGCGCCGTGAGGTAGCTGGCGACGTACACCCCGGTTGCCGGGGATGTGTTCGCCGGTGAGGTCGTCGTGCCGTCGGGCAGCGTGATGGTGAGGGTCACCGCGCCGCCCGGCGTCACGAGCGCACCGGTGGCGTCGCGCACCTCGAACCGCAGTCGCGCGGTGTCACCCACGTCGTAGGCCACGGTTCCTCCTCAGTTGCTCGGGCCAGGCGCCGCCTGGCGGCTGGCGTCGAACGTCTCCTCGTCGAGGAACACGCCGTGCTTGTCGTGCGTCGTCCGGACGCCGGTATGCAGGTGCAGCGGCACACCGGCAGCGGCCAGGCGCACGCAGAAGCTCAGGTCCTCGCTGAAGGTCCTCGGCTTGCCCTTGTCGCCGGTCGGGTGCGTGATCGGGTCGAACCACACGTCACCGCCGTGGTGCTCGCGCACCGCCAGGAGTGCGTCGCGATGGATCAGCACGCACGCCGCGCCGGTGCCCGCGACGGCGATCACCTGGTCGCGCGGGTAGTCCATGACCGGCCGGAACCCCACCTCGTCGCCGAGGTCCAGGAACTCGTACGCGGTCGGCTGGATCCGGTACCGCTCGGCGTAGAACTCGCCGGTGCCCGACTTCTTCAGCGCGAAGCACAACCCGCCCAGGACCGGGCGCTCGGCCGGATCGGCCGCGGCGACGAGCCGGTCCACAGTGTCGGCCGCGAACCCCATGTCGCTGTCCACCATGAACAGCCACTCGCCGTCAGTGCCGTCGAGGAAGTCTCTGGCGACCTTGTTCCGGTTGGTCGGGATCCCGCCACTGCCGGTGACCGCGCGCAGCTCGGTGCCGCCTTCGCGGACGATCCGGCCCTCGTGGGTCAGGTCGTAGAGCAGCAGGTCGCGGTAGCTCAGGCCGAAGCAGGCGGCCCAGGTCCCGCCGTCGAGATAGCCGACGACCACGGAACCCGGTACCACGGTCTGAGGGGCGCTCATCCGCGCGGACGGCGCGTGTTGCGCTTCTGGCCGGGGTTGGCGGTGGCGTCCTCGACCGGGCCGATCCGGACCGACTCGGCGGCATCCTCGGGCACCGCGACGTCCTGGTCCTCGAACAGCCACGGGTACTCGACCACCAGCGGGTCGTCGGCCGGGTACCGGTCACCGGCGCGCGGGGTGACGAACGCGCCGTGCTCGGGGTGCACGACCGCCGAAGGGATCTGCCGCACGCGCACGAAGTGCCCCCTGGCAGGCGCGGGCTCGTCCGCAACGGGCGGCGCGGGCGGCGGCGTGGTCTCGACCATGGGCGGCGCAGGTGGCGGGGTCTGCTCGTCGGACATGACGGGGTCCTCCTCGAGGTAATCCGGACGGTCGGGGGTGGAACGCCGGTGGCCCACCGGAACGAGGTCCGGTGGGCCACCAGGTCGTGCGGTCGGTCAGGCGCTGGTCTTGTCCTGCAGCAGCCGGAACGCGACGTCGTTGACCGAGTCGGACCCGGTACGCCAGTGCGCCAGCCACCCGCGCCGCCCGTTGGGCAGGTTGTTGTTGACGTGGAACAGGTTCGGGATGAACTCGACCGCGAACGAGCCCGGCTTGTCGATGATCAGGAAGTTCGAGAAGTCCCCGAACGCGATCTCGTTGTCGCGGGTCGTGGTGGTCTGGGTGTCCGGGGCGTCCTCGTCCTCGTTCACCGGCCGACCGAGGATGAAATCGGTCGGCGCCTGCGTGAGGTCACCGGAGTAGGCGTTGGACACCTGCGTGCCCAGGCCCTTGATCGCCAGCGAGTACAGGCTGTTCATGTGCCAGGTGCCGCGCCGACGCCACCGCTTGGCCACCCCGCGGTACACGGCGTTGAGATCGACGATGCCGATCGTCGCCGCGGTGGTGGACACGATCTCGACGTTGGTGTTCGCGTCGAGCGCGGTGAAGATGCCCTTCGGCTCGCCGGTGCCCGAACCGTTGTTGTACTTGTCGCCCTCCAACCGGTCCTTGGCGTCGGCAAACAGCATGCGCACGTCGGACTCCAGGCCCGCGATGTCCTCGAACGCCTGGAACGACGCCTGGACGAAGGCCTGCGCCTGGTGCACCGGGATGCCCTCGGTGTCCACCGCCGGGCTGTCGTCGGACACCTCGGCCAGTTCGCCGTCGAACGACGCGGTGACCCCCGCCGTGCTCACGCCGTGCCAGGTGTTGCCCACGGTCAGAGTGACCACCCGCGCCAGCTGGCGCAGCGTGTTGTCCGACCCCTCGCTGGTCAGGATCAGCGTCGGGTCCAGGTGCGTGGGCACCAAGTACCCGCCCGCGGTGTTGGTGCCCACGGCCATCGCCGCGCGCTCCTCGTTGGTGAGCAGGATCCCCTCACCACGCATGAGCTTGAGCCACCCGGACTCGTAGGCCGGGGTCGACCGGGCGAGCAGCTGCTGCGCCCACTGGATGTCCCTGGCGTGACGGCGCAGCGTCCGCTCGAACGCGCGCTGTTCCCCGGCGTCGTCGATGCGCCCGTCCATCGCGCGCAGGTTGCCGTCGATCAGCGCCTGCCGCGACGCACCGCCGCCCAGCAGCGCGGCGTGCGGGTCCTGGGTCGGGTTGAACCGGGCGCCGAACTGGGACCGCGACGCGGCGACGCGAGCCGCCCGCGCCGCGCGGTCCTCCACCTCGGCGGTGACCAGCTGCGCACGGACGTCCACCTCCTCGGTGTCCAGTGCGTCCCACCGGGTCTGCTGCGTCTCGTCGAGCGCGGCGTCACCGGCGGTCTGGTGGATGGTGGCGCGCTCGGCCTCGATCGCGTCGAGCCGTGCGCGCAGCTCCTCCAGGGTCATGAGGGTGCTCCTGTCTTCTGCAGGTACGGGTGAAGACGCACGCGCCGCTGCGCGTGGGTCAGTCCGCCCGAGTGGCGCGGGGCCGGCTCGTCGGTGGTGGTCGCGGCTCCCGCTGCCCCAGTGCCCGTCCGGGCGGCTGCGGCGTCGTCGGGAGTGCGGATGGTGCTCATGCGCGAGCGCAGCTCGTCGACCCGCTGGGGGTCGCGAGCGGCCAGGCGCTCGTAGAACGAATCGGTCAGCGACCGCACACCGGCGGTCGCATCAGGGTTTGCAGGGAAGGTCACCGGCCCGAACTCGAACAGCCGGACCTCGGTGATCGTCCGCTCGGGCAGCGCGTCCGGGTTGTACTCGGACTTGCCGGGCTCCTCGTTCCACGACTCCTGGATCACCCGAAACCGGAACGAGGAGCCGTAGACACCGGCCTCCAGACCGGGCAGCAGCTCGCGGCAGTAATGGGTGTCGAACAGCGGCACCACACCGACCGCGCTGTCGCTGTCCTCGCGCAGATCGTCGATCGCGCCGAGGACCTTGTTCCCGATCTGGTAGTCGTACCCGTGGTCGTAGAGGCACCGGACGTTCTGCCCGTTCTCGCTGATCGTCTTCTTGAACGCACCCTTGACGGTCCGCTCCAGGAAACGACCCTCCCACCAGGAGTTGATCTCGTACCAGGTGCCGAACGGGCTGAACCGCACCTCCATGGTCGGCATCGCCGCCACGGCCTGGTCGTCGGCCGCGTCGGCGGCGGGGTCGGCCCGCAGGGTGCGGACCACGGTCGGCACGGCCCGGACGATCTCCAGGCCGGGCAGGGTCGCAACGCTCATGACTTCCCGTCCTCGGTGTTGTTCGGGTCCGTGCCGGGCGCCTGCCCGGACGGCGGGTTCGGTTCGTCGCCCCACGCGACACGCGGCAGGTGCTCGCGGTTGCGGATCTCGTTGACGGTCTTCCACCGGCCGCGCAGCGCCAGGTCGTGCGAGCGGTAGCGCTCCAGGGTCGTGGACTGCAGCACGCCGTCGCGGTCGATCCGCGCGTACTGCCCCGCCGGGAGCATCGACGTCAGCAGCCGGTCGACGCGGCGCAACCACCGGTTCAGCGCGTACACCAACAGGTGCGTGCTGCGACTCTCCACATTGGAGTAGGTCAGCGACCCGCCGGACTCGTAGCCGAGCACCTCGGCGATACCGGGCCCGAAGATCCGGCAGCAGTCCGCGGCGCTGTAGCCCTGCGTCTGCAGGAACTGCGACTCCTCGGGCTTGAGCTGGATCGGCTTGTAGTCCCACCCCTTGCCCAGCACCAGTGGTTCGCGGGTGCCGCGGATGACGGCCAGGAACCGGTCCTTGACCTTGCGGACGACTGCCTCGTCCTTCAGGTCGGCCTCGGAGTTGGTCAGCATCGCGCCGGGGTGCGCGCCGTCGGTGAACCACTGCAGCCCGAACTGCGTGGCCACCAGGTTCAGGCCGATGGTGCGGGCGTGCCGCTGCACCGGCGACATGCCCAGCACGACGCCGGGCATCGGGTTGACGCGCCGGTGGATGAACGTCGACAGGTCGGTGACCGGCTTGCCGTCCACCGACCACGACACGTCGCCGTTGCCGTCGAGCCACCCGTTCACCGAGTCCGGGTAGTGCCACACGACCTGTGTCGGGTAGCCGCGGCTCTGCTCCAGGATGTTGCCGAACACGTTGCCGCGCAGCAGCCACGACACGATCAGCTGGTACACCCAGTCCTCCAGGCCGTGCCCGTCCCCGGCGGGGTCGAGCAGGTAGCCCGGCGTGGGAAGCGACTGCCGGTCCGACCCGTTGCCCGAGAACACGTCGATCGGCAGCTCGGAGGCCAGCGACGCCAGCAGGTCCACCGACGACCCGACCGCGACGGCCTGCATCACCGACTCCGGTGAACCCAGCGGCACCTCGGCGTAGGACCCGCCGAACTCCGAACTCCCGGCCACGTACTGGTACCAGGGCCGAAGTGGGGCGTTCGCGCGCTGCGGCTGGTGGGTGCCGGTCAGGTAGCTCACTGCTGCTCCCCTCCCCGCTGCTGCGCCTGGCGCTGGTCGCGGTCGGTCCGGTAGTCGTCGACCACCCGGTCTCCGAGCAGCAGGGCACCGGCGACGATCAGCCCGGCCGGGCCGTACACCTGGGCGGCGCCCACCGACAACAGCACGACGCCACCGACTGCGGTCCCGTAGCGGGCCACGCCCCGCCAAGCGTGGCCCGCCAGGACAGCCGCACCGAGTAGGAATCGGTGGGCCTGCTCGCGGATCCGAGAGGGCTTGGGCTTGGCCACCATGGCTCCTCTCACCAGATGTTGGACAGCGGGTCGTAGTCGTCCTTGACCAGGTGCGCGCGGGTCTCGAACACCCAGCGCGCCAACGTGGTGGCGACCAGCGGACTGATGTCGATGCCCGAGGACTTGCGGCCCCAGCCGTAGCCGCCGTCGCCCAGTGGGCGGCTGCGTGCCCCGGCGACGGCGACGTTGAGCGGCACCGCGTCGGCGTGCCGCAACAGGTCATTGCGTGCGGCGTCGGTGAAGTCGGCGCACGCCGCGGCGACCTGTTGGACGGTGGGGATCGCCAGCTGTCGGCGCTTGGGCTTGGCCGGGTCCTCGGGGCGTCGGATGCCGAGCTTCTCCAGCGGGATCAGCAGCGACCCGGCCGGGCCCGCCAGGTCCAGCGCCAGGCCGACCGCGTTGTACTTCGTGACCAGCTCGGCCGCACGTCCGGCGACCCAATCGGTTCCGGAGCGGTGGTCGATCAGCTCCAGGTGCATCTTGCCGTCGGGGCGCAGGCTCGCCGAGGAGATCGAGGCGTAGTCGCGCGAGGGCGTGACGTCGATGGCCAGGGCGATGTCCGTGCCCGGCCGGGAGTCCTCGTCGACCAGGTCCGGCCACACGTCGGACGGGACGTTCGGGTCGTCCTCGACGACCTCAAGGCGCGTGATGTTCAGGAAAGCCCGGTCGAACCCGAGGAGGTTCTTCTGCATCGACGCCAGCGTGGCCGCGACGTCCTCTTCGGTGATGGTGTGGCCGAGCGCGGGCATTGTGCGTCGCCACACCCGCCGGTCGGTCCGGTCGTACTTCTCCTTCGCCGACGCGGCACCGGTCCAGTCGAACACCGCCATGCGCGAGGGCTCGCCGGACTCGATTACCTCGCGGCCCAACTCGCGCTTGTCGTTGAGGAACAACGACTTCGCGGTGCCCGCGGTGGACACCAGCCACGTCTGCGGCTGCGGCCGGGTGATCATGGCAGGGGAGAACGCCTGCTCCATGCGGTCGTCCTCGTGCGAGAAGCCCTCGTCGATCAGGCCCATGTCCAGCGTCGGGCCGTGCCCGGCCTTCTCCGTGTTGGACACGATGCCCCAGGTCGACCGGTTGTGGAACTTGATCGACTCGCGGCCGTTGGCCATGACCACCTGGCGGATGCGCTTGGCGATCGACGGTGCGCCCAGTAGCGCGGGGACGTGGTCCTCTTCCCACTTCTTGCGGGCGTCGTTGCGGGTCTGGGCGGAGTACAGGATGTTCTGTCGGGGCCAGGCGGACGCCCGCCACGCCATGACCGCCAGCTCCAGCGTGGTCTTGCCCGACTGCCGGGGCACCATGAGCAGCACTTCCCGGTAGGCCAGCAGCCCGGTGTACGGGTCGACCTCCAGGACGACGTCGGCGACGTAGCGCTGCCACGGCATGAACGGCGTGCCGAGCGCCTCCGCGAACTTCGCGGCCTTCCCGCCGTAGGTCTTGCGTTCCAGGTTGCGCGGGGTGCCCCACATCGGGATGCACTGCAACCCGTACAGCTCCTGCAGCTGGGCCCGCAGGAACTCAGTCCGGCTCTCCAGCGTCGTCAAGGTCGTCCTCCTCGGCAGGAGGCTCGACCGCGCGAGCACCGATGAGCAGCTTGAGCGTCTCGCGCAACTCCTTCGCCAGGCTCGGCAGCTTGTCGCCACCGGCGTCCACGGCGGACGCGAGCGCGTAGATCAGCTGGGCGAGCGTCGGTTCGACGTCGGCCAGGTCGCCCAGGTCCTCGATGTCGAGCCGGGCCTGCGCCAGGACCGCGCCGCCGCGGCTCTCGCACGCCGAGCACCGCTCCTTCTCCTCCGTGCCGTACAGGTGCGCGTGCTCGCCGAGCAGCTCCAGCACCGTCGTGCCGAGCGCGGCCGCGAGGAACACGGCCTCGTCGACGGTGACTTCGCGCTTGCGGCGTCCGTCCTTGTCGCGGCGGCCGGTCTCGATGTAGCCGACCACCGCGGCGCTGAAGTCCGTCGGCGCACCGGCGTCCCACGCGGCCGTCGCGAACTCCGCTCGGGTGAGGCCTTCACGCTTCCTACCTGCACGAATCGCCTCGGCGATCGCATCGCTAATCGAAGTGATCCGATCGGTTGTCACGGTGATCAGATCCCCCAATCTGGGCGCTTCCGGGGAGAAAAAAAGGGAGGCCTGGGGCGGGGTCCCCCTACCGCAGGTCAAAAGAAACCGCAGGTCAGAGGCCTAGGCGCCCATACCTGCAGGTCAGCGCCCCGCGTCCGCGGACCCTCATCAGGGGGCTTGGCAGGGCGGTCACCACACCCGCGTGCGACGGAAGGGCACGGCCTGCCCGGTCCTGTTGCCCTTGCGGGAGTTGCACGACCGGTGAGCCGGGCGGCCGTTGGCCACCGACGGCGCACCGTCTCGTGACCTGGGCTGCACGTGGTCGGTGGTGTAGGAGTACGGGTGTTCCTTCGGCAGGGTGTGGTCGATCTCGTGGCCGCACAGGTGGCAGACCTTCGAGCTGGCCTTGACCGCGGCCACCACCCTGCGCCATGGCCGGCCCTTGCGGCCCTGGTGCTTGGCTGCCATGGCCTGCTCCCTCGTGCTGCTTGTCGTGGCACCGGCGGGATTTGAACCCGCGACCTCTGGGGTATGGGCCCAGCGAGCTGACCGAACTGCTCCACGGTGCTCAGCACGAAGCCCCGACCACGTGGTGGCCGGGGCTTCGGGTGTGTCGATGGGATGGTGTCCGCAGTGGACACAGCTCTCCCGGTGGCAGCGTACGTTGGCCGCAGGTCAGGCGGCAAGCAGGGTGCGGCTCGGCGTGGCGTGGCCCGGTCTACTCGGGACCCTCGCCGAGGTCGGACATCCGTCGGTCGGTGAACGACGCGACCGCCTCGGACAGCGGCCAGAGGCGGGCGCGGGGCGTGCCGTACGCGGTCCAGCCATCCTTGCTCGCCCAGTACCGCAGGGTGCCGGTCGGCACCTGCAGGTAGGCGGACAGCGCGGCGTAGTCGAGCAGCGTGGGCAGCGCGGCCGCGGCGGGCTCGGCCGCCGTCACCGGGTCCGCCTAGAACGGCGGGCCGACCTCGGCGATGCGCTTGGCCAGCTCGACGGCGGCGAGGATGTCCGGCGACTCGATCGGTGCGCCGGTGCTGGTGATGTCGTCCGCGATCGCGACGTAGTCGTCGAGCACGCCGCGGGCGTGGCGCATCCAGTCGGTGGGCGACCAGGTGTCGACGGGTCGCCAGCGGTGGTCCTCCATGGGCGCTCCCGGTGGTGAGGTGGGCCGGTCGATAGTCGCACATACGTTCGAGTGTCGGTCAAGGCTCAGGCTCCTTCGGCCAGCTTGTCGGCGAGTGCGGGCCACGACAGCCAGGGCCACGGGGTGTTGCAGGCCGGGCACTTGATGAGCCGGTCACCGACGCGGGCGAGCAGCAGCTGGCCGCAGCGCGGCACGGTGCCGTCGGCGGCCGGCTCGGCGTCCACCGGTGTGGGACACCGGCCGATCCGGACGCGGGCGTGCGACTCGCCCGCGAGGTCGCGCAGCCGGTCCCGCAGCAGGAACAGGTCGCGGGCGAACTGGGCGACCGCGTCGTGTCCGCGGATCCACCACCACAGCCCGCGCAGCAACGACACCTTCGCCGCGACCGTGCCGTGCGCCAGCTGCTGCGCCGTCCAGCACCGCACGGTGCGCGACGGTTCAGGCCGGACTCGGCCCGCCGGTCGTGGTCGCGGCGGCAGGCCGTACGCCTCGCGCACCGCGTCCACCCACGCGCCGAGCACGCCCTGGACGTCGCGCGGGTCGCCCTCGGCGGTGGGCCTGCGGTCGGTCAGGTCGAGCAACGCGTCCGAGGTCGGCGAGCGCGGGCCGAACACCGCCGAGGTGCTGCCGCCGGGCGACGCGGTCGGCAGCAGCGCCTCGGGGTCGAGCACCTGGACGCGGTAGAGCAGCACGACGTCGTCCATCGCGGCCAGGACTTGCGCGCTGCACTCGGCGCACGTCCGGTAGCTCTGCTGCGCCAGGTGGTGGCGGCAGATCGCGCACGGGCGCCGCTCGTCGGCGGCCGGGGTCGTCACGTGATCTCGATCGGGATGTTCGAGTAGCGCCAGTACGACCGTGACCGGGACGGCTCCGGTGCCGCAGTGACCTGCGGGCCCGCGCTCGCGGTCCGGCGCTGGACCGAGTCCATCGCGTGTGCCCAGGTGTCGAACGGCTCGGCGACGACGTCGGCCGTGCCGAACCCGAAGCGCGGCCGCTCGACCTTCCACAGGCCGGGCATCACTCGGCGGATCCGCGCCTTGCGCATCAGGTCCTCCTCGCGACGCGAGCGAACAGGCTGCGCAGCAGGCCCGTGCGCCTGGTGGTGCTCGGCGGCGCGGCGGCCAGCTCGGGCGGCAGCACGACGATGCGGCCATGCTGCTCGGCGACGGCCGCGGCGAACCGCTGCGCGAGCTGGGCGTGCTCGCGTGCGGCCTCGGCGCACCGGCGGCTGCAGTACCTCCGGTCGAGCCACGGGAACACGACGTCGTCGCAGTCGGGCCGCTCGCAGTCGTTGTGGGTCATGCGGACCTCCGGGATGCGGCGGTGGACCACCGCGAGGCGTACGGGCACGTGACGGCGTGGTGCAGGTGGAGCTGCTTCCCGGCGGCGCGCATCGCGGCGGCCTGGGTCTGCTTGCCGATCACGTCGGCGCGCAGCTGACCGCGCTCGAAGGTCAACAACACGTTGCCCTTGTCGGACGGCTCGGCGTCCACGGGCATGAGCGCGTCCTTGCGGGTGCGGGCCCACTGCAGCTCGCCCTCGCAGTGGTTGCACTTCTGGGTCGTGCCCTGGCCGCCGGTGCGCGGCCGCGGTGCCGGGGTCGGGTCCGGGTCGGCGGCGACGGCGGGCAGCGGGTCGAGCTGGTGTCCGGCTTCCTTGGCGGCCAGGGCTCGGCGGCCGCGGTGTCCGGGTTGATTCATCAGCGGCTTGCCCCACTGGTCCACACAGGACTCGCCGATCGGCTTGCAGCAGTAGTCCGGCGCGGGGCACGGCACGGTCAGCGCCTCGTCCTGCTGGGCGAGCCATTCCAGGGTCGGGTCGGGTGCAGGTGGCGGTCTGCGGGTCACGTCGATCTCCCTTCCGGGGGTTCGGGGTCAGTCGGGTGCACGGCAGCGGGCGGTGCGGCGCGGGAGCGGCGGTGGTAGATGTCCGGCGCGTCCGGCGTGCGTGCCGGTTGGCCACCTGGTGGCGCGGCGGGCGCCGCACCACCAGGCCGCGGCTGCCCGACCCGACCCGGACCCTTCGCTGGCTGTGCGACCGGTTGTTCCTGCTGCTCGTCGGTGGTTTGCGGGCCTGGTTGTGCCCTGGTCTGGTCGTGGTGACCGGTCGTCGCGCCCGGTCGGGGATCAACCGGCGGAACAACCGGCGGAACAACGGCCTGTTGTTGATCGGCCGTTGATCCGGCGTTGATCGACAACTGGTCGGCCAGGCCGTACAGGGGCAGGTCGAACACCGCCGGTCCGCGCGCCGCCCAGGCCGCGATCTCCTCCGCGGTGGGCACCGGCAGCAGCCGCATGTCGGCCTCTTCCGGCGTGCGACGGCCCTTGTACTCGTTGCAGCGGGCGCACGAGGTGACGAAGTTGGCCAGGTCGTCACCGGCGGTCTGGTCGGGGTCGACGTGGTCGAAGTGCAAGACGCGCCGCCGGTCCTTGAACCGGCCGGACTTCTTGTTCAGCACGCCGCTGCGGCAGTACCGGCAGCAGCCGCCGTCGCGCATCCACGCGGCGTGCTTCAACGTCGCGCTGTTCAGCTCGGCCTTCTGGGTGTCGTTGCGGGACTTCTCTTTGCGCGACGGGTTGCGCTTGAGGAACTTGTGGATCCGGTAGCCGAACCCGTCGATCCAGGCCTCGCCGAGGCACTCGCACTCGTCGCCGCGCCGGTGGATCTTCGGGGCCAGGCCCAGCACGCTCATGGTCAGCAGGACCTGCACGCGCTTGGTGCAGTGCTGATCCATCTCGTACTGGGTCAGGTAGCCGTCGTGGCCGTGGTGGCTCGACGTGGTCCCCAGGTCGACGTAGCCGGCCTTGAGTGCGTGCACGAGCGACGACTTGCCCTCGGCCAGCACCGGCCACACCGGGTCGGTCGCGAACTCGTCGCCGAGCAGGAAGAAGGTCATGCGCTGCGCTGCCTACGGCGGCGCTGACGGGCGCAGTGGTAGGCGCGTTCGCCCCAGGTGATCCAGCCGCCTCGGTCACCGCGGTCGTGGCGCCGGTGGGCCTCGCGGTGGATCAGCGTGGCGACGGGGAGCGTCGCGGACTCGCCGTCGGTGACGATCGCGGCGATCGCCTCGTCGGGGACGTGGCGTGCTATCTCGATGGCCAGGTCGACCAGCAGGCCGGGGTCGAGCGCGCCGAGGTCGACGAGCACGGCCAGGTGCTCGCGCAGGTTGGCCTCCTGGCGGACGTCGAGGATGGTCCGGCGGGCCAGGCGGGCGAGAAAGGGTCCGTTGTGCACAGGGATCAGCCCTCTCGGTCGGTTGTGGACGGTCGGGCTCCGCGCGCGGGCGGCGCGTGGCCTGCCAGGGCGCGCTGGATCGCCGAGTGGCGCATGCCCAGGTGTTGGGTGATCTGGGACTTGCTGTGCCCGTGGCGGTGCAGCAGGCGGGCGGCGGCGTACCGCTCGGCCTCAGTCGGCTCCCGGCCGACCTTGTGGCCGTAGGCGATGCGTTCGACGACGACCCAGTCCGTGTCGGTCATCGCTGTGTCCTTTCTGGACGGTGCGCCGGGGATACGGGTAGGCGGTCGGTGCCCGAGGGAAGCGGGCACCGACCGCGTGGATGAAGGAGGCCGGGTCAGTCCTGGGCGGGCGCCTCCCGGTCGAGCGCGGCGTCGGCGATATCGGTCACCGACGCGAGCAGCAGTCCGGTGGCCTCGCGCAGGTTCACCGTCGACGTGGCGCCGCCGGGCTTGGGCTCGGGAGCGGGCTCGGGCAGGTCTGCCGGGTACACCGCGTCGTCGGGGTGCCGGGAGGTGTCGAGGTCGTCGCCGTTGAGGTAGGGCAGGAACGCACCGCGGTAGTTGCCGCCGATCACGACCTGCACCGGCAGGCGCTGGTGGTAGCGGTACAGCTCGATCGGCTGCTTGCGGGCCTTCGCGATCGTCAGGAACGGGGCCAGGGCGACCTCGGAGACGTCCGTGCGGACGCCGACCGGGATCACCTGGTCGGCGTCCCGGTCGCGCACGGCCGGGCGCAGGTGGACGTCGGAGAGCAGCCGCCACAGGGTGCGCGGGAACCGTGACGCGTCGCCGAGGTCGAAGGTGTACGACGCTCCTTCGCCGAACAGGTTCTCGCCCTCGGCGAGCGTCACCTGGTCGCCGTCCTGGCGGATCTCGACCGTGTGGTCGCTGTCGCCTTTGGACATCCGGCGCAGCACCGCGAGGGCCGGGGCCACCTGGCCGATCGGCCACAGCATCGGCTGCATGTGCCCGTTGGCCAGGACCCAGGTGTGCCCGGCGGTGATCGTGTCGGTCGAGGTGCCGACCAGCAGCGTCGAGCGGCCGGGCTCGGCCGAGGCGTAGCCGCGGGCGGTGTGCAGCAGGATCCCGGCGATGGCGCCCATCTCCGGGTCGTCGGACGCGGTGTGCACCAGCGCGGCCAGCAGCCCGATGAACTCCTTGGTGGTCACTCGAACGCTCATCGGCGTGCCTTCCGGGTGCGTCGGCGGGTGCGGTTGCGGTAGGCGTGGCCGTCGATGGGCAGCCGCGCCGGGCGGACGGTCGACCGGTGGACCCGGCGGCCGGCGCGCAGGATCACCTGGCCGCGCATCGCCGCGTCGTGCCTCGCCAGCCCGTCACCGAGGGCTCGGCCGAGACGACGGACAGCGGCAGTCGCCCGCCGCATCGCCTGGTCGAACTTCCGTGTGTCGATGTGGAGCAGCAGCACCACGGGGCCGGGGCTCACCGGTGGCAGACCTCTCCGGGCTTGACCAGCACCAGCTGGTCGCGGTCGTCGCGGTCGGCCACGTACACCGGTTGCCAGTCCGACCGGTGTGGGCTGCCCGACTCGCACGCGTCGCAGCCGCCGTCCTCGGGTACGAAGCCGCGGTTGAACTGCTCGAGGTGACCGCAGGCGTGTTGCCACCACACCTCGCGGGCGGCTCGGCCACCGGCGGCCGCGGGGACCAGCAGGTGCCGCCGTGAGTGCTGCAGGCGGGCCAGCTCGCGGAAGCACGCCACGGTCGCGTCGACGTCACCGGCGGCGGTGTGCGGGTCGAGGTGCTCGACGTGCAGCAGCTCGCACACCGTCGACAAGCCGGGCAGCTCGGTCAGGGCGAGGCCGAGCACCCCGGCGGCGTAGACCGACAGGTCGGCCAACCGGTGGTGCCAGCTCGGCGGACCGTCGATGCCGTGGGCGTCCAGGTCGTAGTCGTGCTCGTACATCGCCGCGATGAACCGGGCGTCGAACCCAGGGTTGCAGCCGGCGAGCGTGTTGTTGCAGAGCTGCTCCCACAGCAGCGAGGCGCCCTTGCCCTCACGGTCCTGCTCGGCGTCGGCCAGGCGGTCGATGTACCGGTTGATCTGCAGCGCCTGGACCTCCGCGGTGGCGAGCACGTTGCTCACGTTGTGCGGGGGCACGAAGCTGCCGCGCTCGTCGGTGTCGAGGTTGTGCCACGCCACCTCGACGGCGACGTGGCGGTCGAAGTCGAGACCGTTGGTCTCGACGTCGACGACGACGATGTGGCGGTCAGACACGGGCGGTCTCCTCGATGGTCTGGCCAGCGGGCGCCGCTGGCTGGTCGGGCTGGCGCAGGCGGTCGAGCAGCTGGCGGGCCTGGCTGGTCGGGATGCCGAGCGCGTCGGCGAGCGCCTGGCGCCCGGTGGCCGGGTACTCGTCGAGCACCTGGCGGGCGCGGCCGATGTGCTCGGTCCACACCCCGGCTGGCCGGGTGCGCGGACTGGCGGGTGCGCGGGCGGGCTGGCTGGCGGGGATGACGATGGCCAGCCGGTCGGCCAGCGCCGGGCGGACCGGCAGCCCGAGGGGCGCCAGCTCGGGCAGGGTCGGGACGCTGGCGGCGCTGGCCGGGCTGGCGGGCGGGCGGACCGTGACCACCAGCCCGGACCACGGGCCGGGCGGGCGCTCGGCGCCGGTGCCCACAGCCGGGCGAGCGGCTGGCGGGCCGGTCGGGCGACGGTGCGCCAGGGCGAGCACGTGCAGCAACGCGAACAGCACCAGCGGCGGCACGCTGCCGACGCCGATCTGCACCAGCACGTGGGGCCGCTGGCCGAGGTCGATCAGCCAGTGCCACAGCCCGTTGCCCGCGACCGACAGCACGATGGTGCTGGCCGCCAGCCAGCGCGCGGCGCGGCGGGCGTCGGCGGGCATCCGCTGGTCGAGCCAGATCAGCGACGCGACCACGCCGGTGGCGTCGAGGGTCACCGGCCACAGGTAGGCCAGCCAGCCCTCGATGCGGCAGGCCCGCGCCAGCTGGGCCAGCCCGGAGAAGGAGATCACCAGGGCGCCCTCGACGGGCAGCGCCGCGACCAGGCGCACCAGCCAGCCCGGCCCGGTTCGTGGCCGGGTCATCGCGGCGCCCCCTCGGGTGGCACCGACTCGAAGCCGGTCCACTGGCCGTCGACGCCCGGCCGGGCGGGCTCGTCTGGCTGGCTGGTACCCAGGCCGAGCCCGGCCATCACGACCAGGGCGAGGATGACCAGCAGCACGAGCACCGCCAGCCCGGCGGGCACCCACCACGCGGCGATCACCGGCGACCGCGCCTTCCGCGGCGCACCAGGCGGACCGACAGCACTGCCACCAGGGCGATCAGCGCGGCCGTGCCTGCCATGGTGTCGCGGCAGCCGCTCGCGCACCCTGCCTGGTCGTACTGCTTCGGCCCGTCAGCCACGGCGAACACCGCCGTCGACCGCCACCTGGTCGGCCTTGGCGACCAGGCGGCCGAGCAGCTCGGCCAGCGTGAGCGCGCCAAAGTCGCCGTCGCCGTCGAGACCCAGCGCGACCCGGACCCGCGTCCGCGCCGTCACGACCTCGCCGCGCGCCAGCTCGGCCTGCCCGATGGCGATCCGGCGGTGCTCGTACGCGCGGGCGAGCTGGCCGCGCTGCACGCCGATCTCCTGCGAGGCGCGGCCGTACTCGCGGTTGCGCCGCTTCAGCAGGCCCCCGGCCAGCCGGGCCCGCTCCTCGGCGAGGTCCGCCCGCCGCCGGGCCGCGTTGCGCTCGGCCAGCGCGTCCTCGTAGAAGCCCACCAGTCCGTCGAAGGACAGGGTGAGCAGCCGGACCCGCTCGACCAGGCCGTTGAACACCGGCGCGTACACCTCGTGCAGCTGTCGCGCCGCCGACCGGTGGGGCTCGACCTCGGCCGGGACGCACTTCGGCCCAAGCTCGGGTGACTCGCCCGCCTGAATGGCCAGCTGGCGGGCGACCTGGTCGACCAGGTCTGCGGCCGAGGGCAGCGGCACCTCGCGCAGCGCGCCGAGCGCGAGCAGCACCTGTTCGGCCACGTGCCGCCGCTGCGAGGCCTTGTAGTCCGGACCGGCCATCGGCTCGCCGCACAGGCAGTGCTCGGTGAGCAGCGGCAGCTGGTGCTTCGCGGCGGCATCGACCATCACCTGCACGGCCGCCGCGGTGGTGCTGGAGGTGGATGGAGTGGGGTCAGCCACGGTTGTCACCGTTCTTCCGGGTCGGGCACGAGATACGAGGGATCAGCCGCAGCAGCGCGGCGACGACGACCAGGGCCGCCAGCCAGACGGCGGCCAGCGGCCACACCAGCGGCGGCACCAGGTCGCCGGTGACGAGCCCGGCGGCGCCGAGGGCCAGGACCACAGGGGCGATCAGCCGCAGGCCGACCGAGGCCAGGGCGACGCCGACAAGCAGGGCCGCAGGCGCGATCAGCTCCGCGCGGCGTGCGGGCTTGGAGTGGGTCGACATCACGCACCACCCGCCGCGCGAGTCGCATGGGCGTCCTCGTCGTTCGCCCACTGCTCGTACCGGTCCGCGGTGGCGTCGCAGTCCCCCGCCGCCATCGTCAGCGCCCAGGACACCATCGACGGAACGTCATGGACGTCGCGATTCGCGCGCCGGTAGATCACCGCCATCTCGCGGTACACGGCAGCCGTGGACCGGTAGCGCTCGGGCAGCGGGGTCTTGATCGCGAACTTCGCGACGACCGCGGCGAACTCGGGTTCGAAGTCGGCCAACGTCAGCGGCTCAGCGGGCTCGGCCATCAGCAGCCACCGCCGACCGCGTCGAGCTGGCGGTGCAGCGTGGCGACGACGATGTTGAGCGCCTGGTGCTCGCCGAGCACGAACCGCTGCGTCGGCGAGTCCGGCCGGTACAGCGGGGCGACCTCGGCCAGCGCGTGCGACAGGGCGCGGTACGCGGCGAGCAGCAGCCGGTGGTGCGCGATCTGCGCGCCGCCGTCGACCGGCGGGTTCCGGATCGCCGAACGCCGCAGCCCGGACAGGACTCCGCGGGCGGTGGCGACCTTGGCGAGCGCGGCCTTGCGCCGCGCCACCCCGGTCACAGGACGCCGCGCAGGGATGCGACCAGGGCGACGTCGGCGGCCGAGGGCACCGCCGCGGTGGTGGCCTTGCGGCGGGCCTGGTCGACCAGCTCGCACACCTCGGGCTGGTCGGACACCGCGATCAGCAGCACGCCGAACATCCGGATGCCGTGCACGTGCGTTCCGGACGGCACGCCCATGCACGCGCGCTGTGCCTCGGCGCCGCAGTCCAGGCACGGCACGGACCACATGTCGGCGGCCTGGTCCTCGTCGTCGAGGGGCCGCGCGGGCTCGTCGACGACGGCCAGGCGCAGCGCCTGCCGGGTGGCCTCGCGCATGGACAGCAGGCCGAGCGGCAGCTGGTGCTCGCCGTCGAGGGTGTCGAGCAGGTCCGCGATCGCGCGGCGGGCGCCTTCGCCGAGGTAGCCGTGCAGCACCCTGCCGGTCGGGGTCGACAGGTCAGGCTTGGCCTGGTGGCGAGCGGACCGCGTCGGGCGGCTCGGCTCGGCCGCGGCGAACCACTCGGACGCGATGCGCGGCCACTGGCGGTCGGTAGTCCCCAGTTCCTCGAGGGCCCGGCGGGTTCCGGCGAACAGCGCGGTCACCGTGTCGCGGGCGTGTGCGGCGCGAGTGGCGGTCTCCGGCGAGACCGAGGCTCGACCAGCGTCGTCGGGGTCTGAGATCATGGTCGTGGTCATGGAGGGTCATCTCCTTGATCGGAGGGCCGTCGAGCGCCGGGCCAGGCGCAGGCGGCCCTGCTTTTTGGCTGGGTCAGGCGGACTGGAGAAGGTCGAGCGCCGGCAGGCCGCGCTGTTCGCGAATCCGGTTTTCGATCTCGCCGAGGCTCGGGCCACCGGCCTGCCACGCGGCGCGAGCGGCGAGGTTGGGCGGCAGCGCGTCACGCTCGGCACGAGCGACCGCGAGAATCCGGCCGGCTTCCTCGATCGCGGTCGGCGTAGTCATGCGGTGGCCTGGGCGATCTCGAACAGGTCGTCGAACCTGAGATCCGGAAACGCGGTCAGAGCACCGGCGATGAACGCGACGCCTGGCCGCATCTCCCCCGCGACGACTCGCGTCACTGTGGTGCGGTGCATCCGCATTGCCGAGGCGAGCCTCGTGTCGTCGACCAGGCCGCTCTTCTTGCGGTGTTTCACGAGGGGCCCAGTGCGCAGTACGACGGTGGGGGCCATCGTTCCCCTCCTTGCGTGCTAGCGGGTTCGGTGCTTGCTTGCACGCACACCGTAAGCCGCACTTTGCGCAAAGGCAAGGAATTTGCGTGCTCGCACGTTCAATTGGTGCGCCGCCGCACGAGTGAATCACACCGTTGTAAGTGCGTCACCTCGGGTGATGTGCCGAAGGACCCATGGCGGCGTGTGCGTGCGTGCACGTACAGTGTGGTCCCGTGAGCAAACCGCAGGTAACGCCGTGGTGGCAGTACGTGCAGGCCGAGATGGATCGTCGAGGCTGGGCGGGCGCCGACCTGGCACGCGCCGCCCGCATCAGCCACACCCGAGTAACCCGATGGCGCGAAGGTCAGGCGCCCAGCATCGACGCAGCGCGGGGCGTCGCCAACGCGTTCGACACTCCCCTGCTGACCGTTCTCGTCGAGGCCGGATTGATCACGTCTGGCGAGGCCGGACAGGAGAGCCTGGCACCTGCACGAGCCGAAGACCTCAGCGCGGAGCAACTGGCCGCCGAGGTTCTCAAGCGGATGAAGGCGAACGAAGTGTCGGACAGGCCGCGGATCCTCACCACCGAGGAGATCGCTGCCGACCCGAACCGCTACCAGGTCATCAACCTCGGCGAGGAGCCCGCACAGCAGCGGGAAGTTGAAGGCGAGACATCATGACCCAACGTCACGGCTATGGGTAGTAAGTTCGGCTAAACAGGTGATTCCGGCCCTGTTGGAGTAACAGTAAACCGCATGTAAAACGCTTGTACTGACGTGACCTCAGACCCAATTGTGCTGGTCGCCGCCAGCTACGCCGCTGCCCACCTGCTCCACTGGCTGACGCTCTGCGTAACGGATTTGCAGCATGCCGACTGCGTGGTCGACCACGCCACGAACACGATCCACGTCCGGCCAGGACTGGCGCTCAACGAGGTGACCGCTCTCGTCACCGCCGGGGTGCGCGCCCTGTGCCACGACTCAGCTGTCGTGATCGACGACGACGGCGCTACGTGGTTGCAGTACGCCGCGGTCACCGCGAGCGGGGAACAGTGCCCTGCCGCATCGACAAGCAACCGCCCGCAGCTGCGCCTCGTGCCGCCGATGTAGCGCAAGGAGGTACACCCCAACGTGACCAGACCCATCGCGACCACTCAGGACCGGGTCCGGGCTGCACTGCGCGCCGTTCCGGACCAACCTCGACGAGGGATTCGGTACCTCCGCCAGTCCACCGAGAAGGAAGAGACGATCTCGGACGCCATCCAGCTGGCGGCGTGCGATGACTACATGACCCGGCACGGCATCGTGCCGGTCGGCGAGCCGATCTGGGAGCAGCACACCGGGCGCGTGTGGCACAAGCGCCAAGGAGTGCAGCGTGCGATGAAGGCGATCGCGGACGGCGACGCCGACGTGATCGTGGTGTGGAAGTGGAACAGGCTCAGCCGCCTGCGGAAGCACTGGGTTCTCGCCGAGGTGGCGATCGAGGAGCTGGGCGGCGCCGTTGAATCGGCGACCGAGCCCGCCGATCTCACCACCAGTCACGGCCGCTTCTCGCGCAACCTGATGATCGACCTCGCCGAGTTGCAGTCCGACCTGATCGGCGACAGCTGGCGCGACACCCATGAAACACGCCGACGGCGAGGCCTCCCCGCCAGCGGCGGTGACCGGTACGGCTATCGCCGCGTGCGCGAGCCCGGCGAGCCCGAGCGATACGACCCCATTCCGGAGCAAGCCGAGGTACTGGAGTGGCTATACGCCCAGTACATCGGCGGTCGCGGGTTCAACTCGATCGCGCGGGACGCCAACCGGGCCGGTGTGCCCGGCATCAACGGCAGCAAGTGGACAGAGAGCGGGCTCGCGGCCCTGCTTGATTCGGGGTTCGGCGCGGGCCTGCTGGCCCGGTACGGAGAACTCAAGGGCGGTAAGAGCCTGCGCCCCAGTTTCCCGAATCGGGTATGGAATCAAGGTGCTCACGAACCGGTTCTCAAAGACGGCGTGTGGGACAGGTACAAGAACGAACGCCTTCACCGACGCAAGGAGCAGGCGCGCAATATCACTCCCGCCCACGAGCTAGCCGGGATAATCAAGTGCGGACTCCCCCTCGAAGGCGACGAGATCTGTGGCGCGGCGATGCACCGCAGCTATAGCGGACCAAATCCGACCTTCGTCTGTGGCGCATGGAAGAAAGGCGGGAGTTCGAAATTCGTCGGCACCACGCAACGACGAGTCCGGCTTGCCTTGCACAAATGGTTGGGCTCTATTGCCGACGACATTGAGCACGCCGCCGAGCGGACCGAAGGGGTTCAGCTCGGCAAGCTGCATGCCCGCGTGGACGCCGAGCTGATCATGAACGAGGTCCTTGCGATCGATCGCAAGCTGGACCGGGCGACCCGGCAGAACATCGAAGAGATCATTCCGACCGACACCTACAAGCGGGTGCGGGACGAACTGCTCGCGGAGCGCGCGGCGGTCGAGGAGCGACTGGCCATCGCACAGAGAGCGGCAGAGGTACCGGCTGTTTCGCCGGTCCAGGTGGCCACCGACCTGCTGTCCGAGTGGGACACCCTGGCAGTCGACAGACGTCGTGACATGCTGCGTCACCTGGTCAAACGGATCCTTGTTGTGCCGTCGGGACGCCAGGGCAAGGGCGCGACCATCGTGATCGAGCCGACTTGA